TGGCTTTCTATATTTTTTCTGTGAGATATCTCCTTCTTAGTCATGACAATAGAAAAGTCTTCATAAGTAACAAAATATTCTTGACCAAACAAATCTTGTAGTTTTTGAGCAAAAGATTGCGACTTATATACATTTGTCTTGTTTTGAGTATCTCCAGAGATTGTTAGCCTATTTGGACTCTTTTGATCCAAAAAAGATTTGATAACTTTAAAACTAGCTCCAGTAACTTTTATCCACGCAGATACAGATGCATCTGTGTTATTGTCAGTAAACTTCCAATGCACTGTCCAACTATCGTCCTCGTCCTTTCTAAACCTGTATTCTGCTTCTATATCTTTATCTGAAATCAAATAGGTAATAGGGCTTGTTTGCGTTACCGTTTTTGCTGGTTTATCGAATAGTTCGTCTAACGACTGTTTACGAAATGCATTATAGTACTCTCTTATTGTCTTTTCGCTTATTTTTTTAGTGTGTCGATACTCTATTAGGTCTTTAAGCTTTATCATGAGATAATAAGTATTATTTTTGTAAAATCCATGTTTTTCCTAAAATCTTTGTTTTTTCATTAATTAATCCTTTTATATTGTGGTTAGCTATATTAAATGTTTTAGAAAACTCATGTCTAGCGCCAACAAATATTTCTTTAGTATTAATATTAAAAAATTCGTAGATTTTATTATCTCTAGTACGTTCTCTAACCAATTGCCTAAATTCTTCAGAATTCTTTTTTCCTTTATTTTGATTAGGTTTTTTAAGATTTTTTAAATGCTCTTGACTGAATAATCTATTTTTGTGCATTTTAGATATTTTACCTTTAGTCTCATCAGAATGTTTTTTTCCTTTCATTCCGCTAGATCCGCCTAAATGATGATTTCTTATTTTGTTTCTAACCTCGTCAGTAAATATTATTTCTGATCCTCTTGCATTATTGTACCATTCATCGCTTCTTAAATCTATGCTCTTTAAGTAATCTTGTTCATATTTTAAACAATCATTCATTGATCCTTCAAATAATACTTCTCTTACCAAGACTTGATTATTATAATCTTCCCAAAATGATTCACTAGCTGCAGAAGATACATAACCATCATCTTGTGATCCTTTATGATAACCTATATATTTTCTTCCGCTAATTTTGTTTTTCCAAATATATACAAATGAATCTTTCATCTTTTATATAAATATTATGTTTTTTCTGTAAATTAAATTTACTATAGAAACAATATTAATACATTAGTCCTCTGAATCTAGTTTCTTCAAGAAATTCCGGTCGATCAGACAAATTAAAATTGTCTGGGAAGATCCAAGTATATGGAATGTTTTTTGTAGGTTTTTTAGATCCATGATGAATAGCTATCGCCTTAAAAAAAAAGCATGTTTTATCTTCAACGTTTAGATACTTCTGGGAAGTCATGGGATTCAGTCTGTGATTGACCAATAAGTCCATCTGATACAACCATTGGTCTGCGTATTTGTTCTGAGGGATGAACTCCCCATATTCACTGATAAGATATTTAACTTTCCCGTTTAAATTCTGTCCACCAAAGATTTGATGTAGTCCATCAAAATGACCTGTACCACCGAAAAGAATTGATTCTGGATTCACTAAATGCGGATAGCTCATTGCAATGTATCTGGCTGTATTTTTACAAGGATATAAAGGACTTCTAAATCCTTGGTGCTTTTTAAAATAAGCTTCAAGTATTTTAGCGAATCCCATCATTGTCCACGGCGTTGAATTATTTCCATTTTCTACGTCTTGTAACAGGTAAGCAAGATCTTTTGCGGCTTTTGCGGGGCCATCCAAAATCCAATCTTTTACGTTAGTTCCCTTTGGATAATAGATTTGAAATAGATCGTTTCTTGCATGTCTATTCTGCTTGAAATGTTGTTTTGTTGCTTCGATTCCCCCGTTCTTCAATTTCATAAAAGTTCCCCAGTGCTCGTTGGTAAAACTGAACACTAAAGTGTAAAACAGTCTTAACTCGTTGTCGGTAACTTCTTGCATCACTTCGCAATAGGGATGCTCGTGCCAGTGCAAACGATGAGAGAATATCTGATACTCGTCTCTTAATAAAGGATCTTGTCGTTGATCGAATTTTTGGCAGAACTCAAAGAACTTCTCGATGCGTTGCTCTAAAGGCCACTCTTTCATCCATGAGTCCTTTGGTTTTTTGCCTTTAAACTCTACTTCGCATGTGTTTGGAAATAAAATCTCTTTCATTATGCTGCTATTTTTTTTGTAGGTTTTTTCTTAACATAAGTAGAAGGTTTCTTTGCGTAAAGAGACACCGCGTACTTTAAAATAAGGTCTTCTTCAACTTGATTTAACTTATACACCTTTCTAACGTATCTCTCCGATCTTGGAATGATCAAAGAATTCTGTGTGCTGTTGGGTAAAGGTCTAATTGAATTCGGTTCGGTCTTTAAAATGTTAAGATCGACTTCTAACAACCAACTGTCGTATTCGTTAGGCCAAATTAAAGGAATAGATATGATATAAAGTTTTTCGCACTTTAAGGCGTGCTCTACCTGTTTACCTGCGTCGGCGTTTAACGCCCAACAATCGTAACTGTTATACGCAGAGATAGTTTTTAATTGTGTGATAGTAGGAGTCTTCTTGTCGAAGAATACTTTGTGATCGTTGTATCCAAACGGATCGGGATTGAAGTGAACTTTGTATCCCATGTCCTGCATAGCGTTATTGAATATTTTTTCTCCCGCTAATCCTAAGATGTGGATGTTTTTTGTCTGCTTAACAGACTTTGATGTGTGAGCCATTATTTGTTGTAAAATTGTTGTACCCTGTCCTTGTATTGTTCTTCTGTGATAAGAAGTGATTTAAGTACCTTGTCATCGGAAGGGTGTTCTGTAATACCGTTAAAACTTGGGACAAGGCCAAGATCCAACATTGCTTTCTGTCTACCGTATGGGTGATCTTTAATACTGCAGCTGTTCCATACGTGATCGAAGTCCAAGTGATCGTAATCAGCACCAGGTTTAACGTAGTTCTCAATCCATCTAATTGAGTCACACGCTACGTCCTCGGCGTTGTAAGGAAAACTACCAGTGTCTTCGTATATCTTCATCATAACCGAATCCAAAAATACTTCTTCTGGCATTTTCGTAGACTTCGTAGCCAAATAGCTAACGCATTCCTTTGCATTCGTACCGTAATAGAATGGACTTTCACGATTAACGAATTCAGGGAACCAATCTGCTATATCTGCTATGAACGCTGCGTATTGGAATCTGAAAGCTCTAAGTCCTCTGTCTGCATTCCATTTAAACATAAAGTCTCCTACTTCTCTCAAATCTTTCTTTCCTCCTTGCTCTAGAAAATTAGCTACGTCTTCTGCAAGTTGTGGAACGAATTCGCAAAGGAAGTAATCTCCTCCACGTTTGTAATCTCCTTGAGGTTTAGGGAAACTTGGGAACTGATAACCTATTGATGTGTAAAATGGTTTTTTTGCTCCTTTTATGATGTCTATCAACTGAGGTATATTGTCAGCTTGATGCATCTCGAACAGAAGCGTATTGTGATAGCCTGAAGGTTTCATCGAATAGTTAATAGCAGATCCTGTTAACCTGTGAAATAGAAACAAATAGATCCACTCTTTTAAACCGAACACGTTGCGCTTACCTGTCCAATTGTGAGAAATGATATCTCTTTGTTTTGTCATTAGACCGTCTTTCATTTTGTCCCAATAAGGATGCTCTTCTGTAAAACCGTAAAATACGTCGTTAACGATCTGTGAGAATCCTGCGTACTTTCTTTCAACTACGTCGTACAATTCTACGTGTTTCATTAATTCGTCGGGCACAGAACTGTCTGCATGTTTTATTCTACCTAAGTTGCACTCTTCTTGTTGTGTTTTCGCCATTTGATAATAGCGTAAAAATTCTTCGTAATAAGGTGTGGTCTTAATCCACTTTGGGTTTGCTGTAATCATATCGTTATTGTTTTTCTAACATTCGTCTTGTTTCCATTCTTCTCCACATAAGATCTGTTTGATCTATGTAATACTGCGGATCTGTGTCCAACCATTTGTCTTCGTCTACCCACTCTTCTTTAGCGTGACCGATACCTGCAATTTTGATGTGTTTAGAACCCTCTCGCTTAAGTGCTATCTTCTTAGTTTTCTCTATGGCCTCTTCTTGAGTTCTGGCCATAACACAACACACATAATCTTTTAACACGTTCCAATTAGGCTCGGCCTCTCTTGAATCTTTGTAGTGCGCATAGTAAAC